AAGAAGGTGATCCTGCATTTATATCTAATACTTATGACTATGAAGATATTACAGGGCAGGTATTAGAACTTCTTAATACCGCTTTGAAATATTATTAAGGAGAATATGGAAAATAATTTTGATTTTCATTTAGAAAAAGCCATACAAAGTTTGCTAGATAATAACAAAGCCAATTTAGGCAATGATAAAAATCTAGCAAGAGCTTTTGTAAGGAAAAATATATGGGCTTTAATTAATCATAGACTACCAAAAATAGTTGAGAAATTAATACCCTAATCCCCTAATTAAATCATCAACATTTGACATATAATTTCCTTGAGGAACTTCATTTGTCATAAATAAATTTGAATCCAGTAGACCATATCTTGGTTTGCTGGAAACATTTTTTAATTGAGAAGCCATTTCTTGAGTAGTCATTGTTACTTCTGGATTAAAAACAATCATTCCGCCTTGTGGAGTAGCTGATACAACCCCACCTTTTGGGTTTAATTTTTTACCTGCCTCAATAATATCTTTAGCTGTTGCTTTTGGATATAAAATAGAATTAGCAGCTTGCTTATTTATATTAAATGGCAATGGACTAAAACGAGAAGCCCCAACTCCCCATTGACCTAAATCTCCGCCCATTGATTCAGCATAAGCCTTTACTTGCGGATTAAATTCAATTGGTGTTTTTGGAAGCCTTCCTATATTTTGAGAGTAAACTCTATTAAATTCTTCTGCTAAAGTTTCTGGATCTACCCATATACCTTGAGTTTTAGTTACAGGAGCATTTGCCATTTTCATTCCAGAATCTGATGCAGCTTTTCTTGCTGTATCATAACGAAGATCGGATAAAAATTGACCTTGACGAGATGCATTAGCACCTTGCAAAATAGCTGGTGATGTTGCTTCAATATTAATTTGTGCGTTTCTTAATGGCATTGTAGACTTTGCATATTGTGCAGATGCAGCAGGAGCAAATGGCGTAGCAGCTCCTAGCAATCCTAAAGCACCCATTCCAGATTTCATATAATCTCCAGATTGTGCGCCAGAGTAAAAATCTTCTGCGTTATATGGGATTGCCATAAACGGATTAAACATTTTTACTATATCCTTCATTGCCACTTTAGCATTGAAGTCTGCTGGTAATGTAAAATTTGGGTTGCCTTTTGTATATTTTGGCGGTAAAAATTTATTTGGCATAATTATTTTCCTAAAAGACCTTCTTGATATCCGTAATAACTATCTATTACTTGATCATCTACAACTTCTGAAATGTTTTCTCCTCTTTTTTCCATTGCACCAACTGTCATATTTAAAAGAGATTTATCAGAATAATTAGGATACTTATTTTTCATTTCTGCATAAATTCTATTATATGTTTTTGGCATTAAATATTGAATTAGAGTTGTATTAATTCTTCCTGCATATAAACCAGCAGTATCTGTATCATATGCTTTAATTTTAGATCCAAGAGATGATGGAGTTAATATTGTTTTTTCTGGTATTTGAATTAAATTACCTCTTGCATATCCTTTTGGTAAATTTGCATATTCTGGAACATTAACTGCACCCCTAATATCTTTAATATTATAATCAAACATTTTTTCAAATTGATTTAATGATGCACCTTTAAAAAGGTTTTTTCTTGCATTTCCAGAAGTTCCACCCACTCCAAATCCTTCTCCAGAATATAACTGCGCTAATCCTTCTGGAGTTTCTATTCCTTTAAAAGTTGTAAATGGTTGAACATATATAGTTTTTGATCCTTTTTTAACTGGAACTTTTGAATTTCTAAACCATTCATTAAACGCAGGAATAGATTTTTTATTGCCTTGTTGATTAATTATTTGTGTAATAATGTCTGTTGGATATGAAGAAAACGCTTCCGATGGAACTTCATCACTCATATTAAATGGAGTAGAATAAACTTCTCCAGTTCCACCTTTTGTTGCAAGATTTTCTTTTCTAGCAACATCAAATCTATTATTCATTTTACTTGCCATGCCATAATTTGAAGCACCACCAATATTTTGATTATAATTATTAATTAATCTTGAAAAGTCATCACCACCCATAGTGTAAACTGGATTTGTTAAATTAATATCACCAGAAATACTGCTAATTAAAGTATCTGCTGGAGTATTATCATATGGAGTTCCAACAATGCTTGCACCTTTAATTTTTTCAATTGGAACTTGAACTTCTGGAACTAAGTTTCCTTGTGATTCACTTACAAACCTAGTTCCTACTAATGGATTTGGTTTTGATGGAGTATCTGGCAAATAAGCATACATACGAGGATCAATAATATTTCTGCCAATAATCCCTGTTCCTTCTTGAATTTGACGAGCAATCTCTTTAAGACCAGCTTTAGCACCAACTTGACTTAGTTTTGCTGCACCGCCAACGGCAGGAATAAAATCAACCAATCCTGCAAGTCTAGGATCTGCTTGCATAGTTTGCAAACTGCCACCACGCATAAGTGGCTGACCATAAGCCACGTCTTGAGTTAATGGCGCAATTTGATTCAATCCAGTAACATCAGCAAAAGTAGTTCCACCAACAACAGGAATATTTTTATTTAAGCCATATACATTTAAAGGTTTTCTAATGGTGTCTAACACATTTGAAATAGCACTTAATGACGGACTATTTGGCTTTTGAGTGGATACAGTTGGTCTATTCTCATTGAAGGCACGTTGTACAACGCTTTCTCTACCTAAAATGCGATTAAGTTGTTCTTGTGTTAGTGCCATATTTCACCTTTAATAATCGTATCGCTCTTTTAGGAACTTAATTGAAACAGCCATCTCATCAAAAGCACCATCATGTACATCGTGCAAGACGTAGAACCCTCGCCAATGTTGATTGCCTTGTGCGCCCAAGTAGTCTTCGCTGTGTTCATAGAACGAACCTGAGATAATTGCCGTCATCTCTTGACCATCAGCCCTACGACCATATGAGATCTGTCTGCCCTGCTGGTGACCTGCAAAGCATGACATATGCTTCTTGGTGAGTAGTGCTGCCGTACTTGTAATTGGTCTGCCCATCACCCCTGAAGTAAAGTAGTGAGAGTACGCAATGCCATCTATCGTTATTACTTCTAGGAATGGGATTACTTCCCAGTCTTGGTAAGGCAAGTCATCCGTAGAGATAAGACCATCTAGCTTCCGATCCTCGTTGATTGCCCTGTTAATTCTGTGTTCATGGTTGCCGAGTGTCAGCACCATTCTAGGTTTGTATTGCTTCTCTTTATTGCGCTTGGCTTTCTTGTTGAACTCGTACAAAGGTATCAGCAAGGCATCCATAGCCTCACGAGCAGCTTGAATATCTTTTTGGTAACTCCTACCCTCAAAAGATTTTAATCCTCTGTCGTAGGTGCTTAACGATTCCATGTCTGCGAAATCGCCTATGCAAATAATTACATCTGGCTTCTTCTGTACGATGAAGTTGCCTAGACAGGTTAAGTAAGTAAAGTCATTGCCTTCTTTTGCCTGAATATCAGGTATAACTAAGTGAATCTTTTCCATGATTTCTCGCTGGTAGTTAAAAAAGAGAGGATTCTGCTTTCCTACGCAATGTCAATCCCTTCAGCACTCTACCACCGCCCTTATCCCAACGCAACAACTCCGCCTTAGCAGAAATTAAGTCGTTTGACAATATCTTTTTACGCAAGGTTGAAGTCTTTAACCGACCAAGACCAAGATTGTAAGCAAAGTCACTACAGGCAACCAAAAGTCCACCTGTAGCGTTAGGTAGTAGTAGCTTAGTGCCAGCCATAAATCTTTTAGCATCTTGCATAAGTCTTTCATCAGCTTGTGCCTGTGTCCATGTGGTTGTTGGTGTGATGCCACCTGTAGCACCCCAGCCGATAGTAAGAACTCCAGCAGGGCAGTAGTACGCTTTAAGATGGCATCCCTCAAATCGCTTGATAAGGGATAGCAGTACCTCTAGTTCGTTCATTTTTTAGATGTAAATACACGATGGGCAAAGTAAAAGCCTAAGATAACTCCAACGAGTTCTTTATCCCACTCGCTGAGTACGAAGCCTTGTGTGTACAGGCAGAACCACCAGATAAGAATTGCAGTAGTAGCACAGGCTGGGCGAATGATTCCGTTCCACGCATCTACCCAAGCAATGCCCGTAGGAGTTACGTTACGCATCGCTTCCATGAACGCATCAGCATCCTTGAGTTGCAAGTCTGCATCAGTCTTTACCTCAATCTCTTTAATGCCCAAGTCATTAAGTAGCTTCAGCTTAGTGAGTTCTCGTTCTGCCCTAGCAGCCTCTACAGACTCTTGAGCCTTGATTGATTCTAGTTCGTGCTTCTGGTCTTGGTGCTTAGTCCATGCGGATGATAGCTCACCCCACACCATGCGGAATACTGATCCACCTAAAAAGCTAAATAATGCACCCATTTAACTGTCCAATTCTTGTCGTTCATTAATCTGTATTGATAGGCTGTCATCAGACCAGATACATACCTCTGACTGATCATCAAGTAGGATAACAAGCTCTTCATCAAACGTGCCTACTGACTCAATGGTCTTGCCAATCATGTGTTCAAAGTAGCCTTGTAGCGTACCCCTTAACTTAGTAACAGTCATATATCACTCCACTCAAAGCACCGCTATCAATAATCTCGTGTGTTAGCTCACGTTCAGCGATACATCCATCACAAGTCGTACCATCTCCCTCTACGTTGATAATAAATGCTGATTTACAGTTATCGCAGAGAGTGATTTGGTTTATAAAAGACTGCTTCATTTGTCAACCTTGTGGTCTAGTTTCTCAGATATCTTGTTTAGCATTACCTCAAGTTTGTCAAACCTTTGCTCTAGTTCATCCTTGCGTACATAGTGCGTAGGAAGTGATACTTCTATTGATTTCATATCTGATTTAAGTATCTGTACTGCATCCCATAGTTGACGAGCAAACCAACCAAGAACAGAGAGAACAGTACCGATAATGATGTTGATTACGTCTTGATCCATGTTATTGTCCTAGTAAGCCTTGAATTTCACCTAGCCCGAATGAGTAGGTGGCTGGAGTTTGTAAGCCTTGTTGCAATCTACCTTGATTTGCTCTTTGTGCTGCTTGCTGTTTTAGTAACTCAAGTATCTTGTTTTGACTAGCAGGATCTGGATTAAATAAAAGACCTTGCAACTCTTCAGCCTTTGCTGGGCTGATTCCACCTGCACGAGCAGCACCACGTCTTGCTAGGTTTGTTGCTGCACCCATAATATTGCCAGATGCTAATTGTGCGCCAGTATTAAGCAAGTCAGCTACCATGCCAGCATCTTCTGTTTCAACAATATTAGATTGTGTTGTTGAACCGCCTTGCACACGCTTGCTAGTCTTTAACAACTCTTTCTGTGCGCCTACTTGCTTAACAAAGTCATCAAACTGTGATTGACTATCAAACGCATAGCGTAGTGCAGACTTCTGTCTTGGTGATTTAAATACCAAGTTTGTGATGTCAGTTGCTAATGATTTTGAATACTTATCTTTAATTTGAGATAGCATACCAACACGAAAAGCCTCTTTCTCTGATGGTTTCATTTTTCTTAACGATGCAAGAAGTTCGTTAGCATCCATCTTCATGTAATCAAGACCATCTTTATATGCTGATTTTAATCCTTCAGAATCTGCGAATTGAGAATTAGCTTTACGATAGTCAGGATTATATTGCTTGATTAAATCATTGAACTCTTTTTTAACTTTAGAAACGTCAGCACCATAGCCAGTCATCTTGCCTGTTAGTGTGTCAGTTTCTTTTTCAATGACAGCATCTAAACCTTTTTTGATTTCGTGCAAGATATTTGTATTGATGAACTGAGCATTACGAACTTGCTCTAGTGCTGGCAATGGAGTTTCACCTAGCGTATTTGCACGTCTTACAGCGTTTTGGTACGCATCTTGGAATACTTGTCTATCAGTAAATTTGCGGAATGGAGTAGCTGGCAAGTCTAGTTGATAAGCCTTTGGATATGTTTTACGGGCAGCCTGTGTCTGTGCTTGCTCTAGTTCGTTGATGTACTCAAACCCAAACTTACCGCCAGAGTTGACGTTAGCCTTTTGCTCTAAGCCTGTAATTAGTGAGCCAGCCAAGTCATCGTTACGTTGCTGTAAGAAGTCTGATGTAGCATTTTTAGCTTTGCTTGGTATTACATTAGCAGCATAGCCAAGACCTCTTAGGTTCTCACCCAAGTCAGCAATAACAGGATCAGGCACACCAAGTCTGCGATACTCTTCCAACATATCTTGTGCATCTTGTGCAGTAAGATTGTCTTGCTCTAATTTCTGTGCAAGTTTGCGTGTAGCGAATTTATTAGCGTTAGTTAATCCAAGACTGTCGGCAACACTTCTAAACGCACGACCTGTAAGATTAATTGCTGATGGTGCAATACCGCCAATACCAGCACCTAGAACAGTTCCAGATGCAACATCCATAGGAACGTCAGCCATCTCTTTAGCAGTTCCGAATCCTGTGACACCACCTGCTACACCACCTGCTGCTGCACCACGACCAAGAGTACCTAGTGCGGATGTGCCAGTCATTAATCCCTTTGCGCCCATACCAACAGCACCAAGTGGCAATGCTAACCCACCAACAAGTTCTAGACCTGTCTGAGTGACTGGATAGTCTTTACCAAACTGTGATTGCTGCGCCCTTAAACGATCACGAATAACCTTGTAATCTTCATCGCTAAATGCAGAACGGATAGCAGCCTCTGCCTCATCACCGAACCCCATTCCAAGACCTTGACCAATGAAAGCACGAGCAGCTTCAGCACCGCCATTATATGGTGTAGGTGGATTTTCAATATTGTATTGTGCAATTTCTTGTGGTGTGGCACGTTTAGAAGTAACGGCTACTGGATCTGCACTAACTTGGTATTGACCAGATGGTAATTTTTTAATGGTTTCATCTACAATCATGTCATCATTGAAAGCCATTATTTGCCACCTTTCACTTTGCGTACACCTGTGTTTCCATCAATGTAAAAACTGCCAGCAGGAAGTTGTTTGTAGGTTGCTGAATCACCATAAATTACTGGCTCAAATTTAGGAACGTCAATCTGTTCGGCAGGGGAATATCCAGAAGATTCTGTTAGACCGCCAGATTTTCTGCGTGTTGAAATTAATTGATTTGTACGAGCAGCCGTCTGAGCATTTAAATCACGAACCTTTTGTAATGCAGCAATAACGTCTTGTGTGCTATTTGCGCTGCTTAACTCTTTCAAGGCACGAAGAGCATCATTTTCTGTTTGAGTGCCTTTGTTCAATCTTAATGTTTCGTTAGTTAATTTAGTTTCAAATCGTTTGTATTCATTGTACTGCAATGTTTCTGGATCTGTTGCACCAAGTCTTGATTTTACTTGTAATTGAGCATTTAATGGACTAAATTTTAGTTTACTTGATAAAATTGATTTAATTTGAGCATCTGTTTGGTTAGCAATGCCAACAGCATCAAGTGCAGTTGATATATCTTCACTTTCCATTTTTAATGCGCCAGCAGGTAATACTTTTTGATTTTTTTGATTAGCAAGTTGTGTGCGTAAATCAAGACCACCTTGAGCAATTTGACGATTAAATTCTCCCTGAGAAATTGTATTATTAGCTAACATTTGTTGTAATTCAAAAGCACGATCATTTTGCTCTTTTCTTGCAGAAGCCGTATCTACACGACCTGTAAATGAATCTTCCATCCTTCCAAGTTCCAAAATGCGCTTATCAGCAGTTTCTGGATCAATTTGATTGTTTGCAAATGATTTTGCATATTGATTTGCAAGTTTTTGAACTGTTGGAGATTGTGCGCCAACAGAAAACATTTCAAATGGATTATCTTGCTGACCAGTTTGCAACATATTAGCTTTACGCAATGCAGGTATAAGTTCTGCACTTGTCTTTAATGTAGCCAATGGATCTTTAGATAATCCAGCCAAACGTTGAATAACTGACATATCAATAGTACGCTGTTCTGGACTAACCAATTGACGAGTAGGCTCTGGCATTACAGACTGTAGATTGTAGTTTGGTGATGTTGCATCTGGTGCAGTAGCAGCAGGAATGAAGTATGGGTTGCCTTGTACATCTTGATACTGTGCTGGTGTTGTTTTAATCAACTGTGGTGCTAATGCTTCCATCTCTGTCTGTCTGCGTAAATCACGTTCAGCAATAGCCTTATTGCGATTCATTTCGTCAATCTTAGCTTTAGTTTGGTAATCTTCAACTGCACCAGAATAAACACCTTGTGCGCCTTGCATACCAGCCTGTGCAGCACCTGCCAAGATACGACCTAGCCCTAAGTTTTGATTCTTAGGCATAGCAAGGTAGCCAATCAATGCGTTAGCCAATCCTGTACCAATGGAACGTTTACGCAAATCTTCTGTTGCAGGTTGACCTAGCAATCCTTCCAAGTAAGCTGGTGGTGTCGTTCCCAATCCACCAAGTAAATCTAATAATCCGTTTGCCATGATTTTGTCCTATAACAATGAGATAGGTTGATATTGTTGTTGTTGTCGTTTTTGCAGTTCAGCTAGTAATCCTTCTACACCGCCAGCACCTATACCGCCCTGTGGTGCTTGACCTTGTGTGATGCGACCTTGTGGTGCAGGAGAACGAGGAGTAGGTTGAAATCTGCTCATGACATTGCCAGCACCGATTAAGTTATCTACTGTAGCGTATTTAGACAAGTTATCAAACATGGATGGTGCTTCAGTAAAAGCACCTACACCAGCAGTAGGCAAAGATGACATTCCAGCCGAAACAGCATTGGGAACTTCTAAGAAAGCATTTACACCGGTTGTATTTGGTACAGCAGAAGATAAAATTTGACCACTAGTTAAATCAGTAGCAACTTTTCCAGCAGTTCCAGCAGTAGTACCGCTTAATCCAGACAGACCTGCGCCCTGTGCAAATGATCCACCTTTAAGTAAAGATCCCACACCGCCACCTACACCACCCAAAGCACCACCAAGAGCAGCACCTGTTAATAAATTCTCACCCTTTAATGCAGAAGTTAATGCACCAATACCAGCACCAACTAGAATAGCTTGCCCCATATTAGTATCCCTTCACTTTGCCAACTACGAAGCACAATGGCTCAATAACTGCACGATAGATACGACCTAATGGATCACGCTTCTTGCCACGCATCTCTTTCCATAAGTCAGCAGTACGATGGCGAGCAATATGCTCTGCAACGCTTCTTACAGCGTTCCTGACAGCGTTTGGAGTGCCGTTGAAGGCATAGGCTACAACTGGTAAGAATAATGTATGATAGCCCTTCTCAATTGTCTTAGCGTTAGGCATAGATGCTGAGTGTTTTAACCAGATAGCTTGACGGAATGAACCGAAGCCGTATGCTTCATTCATGGCTGTACATACAATCTTGCCACCAGAAGTAGTTGACTGTGTTACTGATCCTTGTGGCGCACCATACACAGAACCTAAGAAAGTGGATAACTTGCTGTAAGGAAGATTTTGTTCGTAGTTGAACTTGTTGATGTCAGCATCCAACGCTTTTTGTTGGTAGCCTTCCATCGCTTGACCAGACTTCAATAGCTGGTTGATGTCGTTATAGTCGGCAGCAGCCAATGTAGGTGCAGCTTGACCAGCAGCCAATTGACGAGATAAGTCGGCAGCAGAAGTAGAAGCAAGTCCACCAGCAGCAGCCAATTGATTTGCAAGTTCTTGTTGACCAACACCAGTAAGTGCTTGTGCGCCAGCCATTTGGTTTGCAAGATTTTGTTGTGAAACACCAGCAAGACCTTGTGTAGCAGCCAATTGATTTGAGAATGTGTTTTGTCCAGCTTGAGCAAGATTTTGTGCGCCAGCTAATTGATTTGCAATATCTGATTGTGATAGTGAGCCAAGTCTGCCGATTGCTGCCTCTTGTAGTCCACGTTCGTTGCCGTAGTTTTGGAAAGCAAGTTCACCATACTTGTTAGCAAGTGTATTAGCCAATGTTGTTGCTGCACGATTCTGTAAGTCAGAAGATACATTAGATCCATAACGACCAGCCTGTGCTGCGCCACCTTGTGCTTGCTTGATTGCATCGTAGTAATTTACTTGTGCTGCTTGTGCTGCACCGCCCAAAGCCTGATTAAAGTATGGATTTGAGTTTAGGTATGAACCACTTGCCGTAGCTTGATTGTATGGGTTAGCAGCGTTTGTCATGTTGCCAGCAGCCAAGTTAGAATATACGTCACTAGACAATGATGGTGTAGTGTTAGCACTACCATATAAATTTTCATACTGTGGAGTAGCTTGGTTTCTTAATGCGCCACTAGCCATGCCACCATATACAGCGTTAGCCAAGTTTGGACTTGTTTGTGCATTGCCATAGATATTTTGGTACATAGGGTTAGCAACGTTTGTAGCAGTCTGCAAGTTACCCAAGTTAGCTTGAGCAGAAGTCAGCAAAGGATTACCAGCCATCGCACGATTTGTGTTAGCTTGCAAGGCTTGTTGCGTAGCCTGTGATGGACTGACATACATCTGACCACCATAGTATTGTGGTGTCTGTGATTGATATAAGTTCTTTGCCTCGCCTAGACCATACGAAATATATGGCTTGAGCAATGGATCAATCCCAGTTTGGGATGTCTGTGTCTGACCACCACCGCCACCGCCCTCTAGTGTCATGCGTTTACCTACTGGTGAAAATGCCTTTGATGGCAACATATCTAGATGATTGTATCTCATAATTCCATACTCCAAACTTTAGGTTTAAATCCTAATAATCTTGCTGATTTCTCCCATCCCCTACGGACAGATGAGAAAGTTAATTTATCACAGCCACCTTGCCTTGCAATTACCTTAGCGTGTTCAAGTCCATCTAGTACGTCTTGATGATTGCTTGAGTATGCTGCCCAGATATGCAACTCCTTGCCATTAGGCTGTAACACCATGAATCCTTGACCTACCATCCATAACATCGCCCTCTGCTCGTAGCAGTCGCAATAGATGTCCTCTGGTAGCCATTCCGAGTGACCTTTAGCCCTTACAGCTTCTAGTCCAAATCTTACTTCATCCCACACAGTTCTTAATTCGTTTGGTGCAACGTATCTCATTATCCGACCACTATATATTTAAAAGATGCTGCATGGTTGCCAGAGCGATGATGAATAACTGCCGAGCCTTTATTCAAAGTTTGCACATATAGGTGAGCCATCTCTGTAGCCCCACCTGATGTTATTGGTGTAAATAAAATGACAGAATCAAAGCCAATACGTTCATCGTAAAGTGTGGTTGTTGATACGTTGTCAGTTGTTGTGAAGTTACCTGTGTTGTTTGTCTTGCCATTCATGGCATTGTTGACAACCTCTGAAATCTCACGAGGATCTGCACCAGAATAATTTAACGTTCTGAACATTAGCGAGTTCCCTGTGGAATAATATCTACATCAATAGCTATTATGTTAGTCCAGTTTGTGCCTGTAGGCTTTACAGAGAATTTGTGATACTTGCCATTAGACCTCAATGATACACGATTCTCTGAAGTTGCTGGAACGTCTGCACTAAAGGTTACTGTGCCACTTAATAAAGTTCTTGATGACACCGCAACACTAGCAGAGCCATTATCTACAATAGGTCTAGCAAGTATTACTGTAGAGTTGTACTCGCTACCAATGTCACCTGTGATAATTTGTGAGTTAGCATTACTAATTGTTTTAGAGAATGTAATAATCTTTGCATCTCTTAATCCAGAAAATAGTAAGCTACCACCTGCGTATTGTTGGCTGTCCATTGTAATAGGAATTAAGTCAAGGCTAACTACAGTACCAGTACCTGTTCCAGTTAAAATTGAATAGATGTTATTACCTGCTGCATATGTAACACCGCTAGTGCCTGCAATAGTATTCCAGTTAGCATTAGTAGTGCTGCCAAGACTAACTATACTATAACGCTTACCTAGATATGCAGTACCAGTTCCAATAACTGTAGTTCCTGCTGCTATAAATGTAGAGCCTACAACATAAGTTACACCGCTAGTTCCAGCCAATGTATTCCAGTTAGCACTAGTGGTAGTACCCATAGTTTTGATCATGTACTCATTGCCAACAATAAATCCACTTGTTGATATGGTAGTAGCATTTGCAATAGCCGTTACTGCAATAGCATATGTAGTATCTAAAGATTCAAGCGTAGCACCAGCAGTAGCAATAGATGATGAGTTAGATATAAAATCTACATCTGTTTCAGCGTAAGACCACTTATCTACCTGCCAGTTATAAATTAATAGTAAACGACCACCAGCATATATTGATGATGCTAGTGTCTTGAAATTCCATACCACAATCTTTAGGACTGGATCTACTGTTGCCGACATTACATCAAAAGAAGTTGGATCAACATAAGTGTAAAACCAATTATCAATCTTTTGGTTACCAATAGCCTTTACTGATTGACCATCACATGAGTAGAAACCTTCGTTACTTAAGAAGTAAGTAGTATTGCCATACTTGGTGACAGAGTTTCCTTCACGACAACCTAGATTGCGTGAGATGGTATCAAACTGGAAGAATAATGGTGAGCCAATATATGACATACGAACGATGCCACGTTCCATTAGCACTAAACCAAATTCGCCACCAGTAATGCCAGTAATGTTACCGCCATCTGGAATTATCTGAAAGTCTGATTGTGATGCAGCACCAGCAGTCCAATTAGTTTCATCGTTGATGTTTGACCATTGAACTTTATTAGAGTAAGTTCCAGTATCTAAGTTTGCACACACCACAAAGTCACGCACTACTGTGACATATTTTGCAATTGGTGCAGCAGCAGCTAAATCAGCAAATAATGTGCTAGATCCAAGTGTCCAAGCCTGTAACTTATTTCTATCGTTTGCACAAATAACTGTATCGCCAAACTGTGTAAAGTTCCAACGAACTACGTTAGAATATCCACCTGCCTTTGATACGTCAGCTAGTGCTAAAGTGCTTCCGTCAAGTTTAAACAGCTTAGTAGCACCGCCAGCAAAGGTAATGGATGTAGAACTAAATCTGCCAGTAATGGCATTGTTTAAATCTTCAGATGCAGAAGTTGAATAATCAAGTGCCAATGGAAAAGGATTAAATCCAATAGATGATGGGATTACATTGCGAGCCACAGACAAGTTCTCAACGATACTAGGTTGATCTGGTGTCCACTCTGTAAATGTTATGCGCTGTGTTGTCATATTATTCTTTATGCGAAGATTATTACGCTATTTAAAGAAACGTTTTGATAGTTTACGCCACCTTGATCTGTTGTAAATCCACGAATTGATTGAGTTGTACGGATTCCTGTTCTTCCTACGCAACCAAAAGACATCATATTATCATCTCCACTTGTAAATGTTCCGCCATTGTTAAGACCACATGAACCAATAGCTGAGTAATTTGCAAATGGCATTGCTGTTGTAAAGTTGATAATAAACTCACCTGTTGATTGAAAAACTACGTTAGCTACGTTTTGAGAGCCTGTATAGATAGAGCATTGCTTAATAGTCGCATTGCCTGATGTTAATAAACTTGTTCCTGCTGTATATGTAATTGTTGTTGCTGTAACTGCTGTTACTACATATAACCCATCAACTGCAATGGAAGTACCTGTTGTAGCTATATCTACATATATTTGATGCCCAACTTGGTAAGCGTGTGAAGACACAGTCAATGTAACTATTGTTCCTGCACCACCTGAGCCGTTATTTTGAGTATATGTAGCTGAAATATCAGCAAGTGTTACAGTTGAAAACGATGCAAACGCTCTAGCACCAAAGTAAGGTGCTGTACCTGATGTAGTTGTAATGCTTGTTGCAGGTGCAGAACTTGTCCATATAGTGCCATTAGATTTTAATACATTACCTGATGTTCCTACTGCCGTTAGTCCTGTACCGCCATTAGCAACTGCCACAGTTCCTGTTACATTAGCAGAAGTTCCTGTAGTGTTTTGATTTAGTGTTGGAAAGTCAGCAGCTACAGCAATAGTCAATGCGCCAGTAGTCGTAGTGCTTTTTACAATCCCCGTACCTAGAGCAGATGTGCCAGCAGAATAATCTGTGCCAGCAGTTGCTGCTGATAAAGCTGTAGTTCCGCTACCTTTAACAATCCCTGTAATAGTTGCGACTCCTGTGCCACCATTGGCTACTGGAAGCGTTCCTGTAACACCTGTAGTAAGTGGAAGTCCTGTACAACTTGTAAGCGTACCAGAACTTGGTGTGCCTAATACTGGAGTAACCAATGTTGGGCTTGTGGCAAATACTAATGATCCTGAACCAGTTTCATTCGTTACGGCTGCTGCTAAGTTTGCGCTTGTTGGAGTTCCCAAGAATGTTACTACGCCCGTACCAAGACTAGAAACCCCTGTACCGCCATTAGCCACAGCTACTATACCAGTTACGTTAGCAGCAGTTCCTGATACGTTGCCAGTTACGTTGCCAGTTACGTTGCCAGTTACGTTGCCAGTTACGTTGCCAGCAACACCACTAGATGCAGTTAAAACTCCAGATACAGTCGTAGCACCAGTTAATGCTGATGTTCCTGTAACAGATAAGTTACCACCAACAGCAAAATTATCACCATCTGCGCCTAATTGCATATCTTTAATTTGAGCCATTGCTTCACGAATGGCATTATTTAAACTAGATGGCGCACAGCCCTCATTGATATCAATACTATTAATATCTGTATTTGCTGAAGCCGTTTGACTCCACTCACTTACTTTAACTCTTGGCATGATTTATCCTTTTCTTAACCAATTATTTGTGCCTGATGCAACTGCTGTCCATGTGTTTGTGTTTACTGCAACGTCAGTCCAAGTGTTATCTGTTACGACAACATTCGCCCAAGTGTTACCAAGACTGCTTACTATTACACTTGCTGTGCAGGTTATTGCGCCAAACGCAGAATAATTAGCATTTGCATAGCAACTTACTGTGCTAGACGCATTTATTGAGCCAAATCCACTATAGATTGCTCTAGAACTTGCAGAAACGCTTGCTATCGCATTTATCTGTGCAGAGCTTAGTCTTTGCCTTACCGCATTAGCAGAAACGCTTCCTGTAGCGATTATGGAAGCTGAAACTGAGTTGATCGCATTAGCGTTACATGAAACATCTGCAAATGCAGTTACGCTTGCAATGCCAAATAGAATCTTGGTTGCTAGTGATGCAAATGGTGCTTCAGCAAATGAACTAAATCCAAACATTAAGCATCCTGTGCATCAGAGAAGTCTTTTGCCTTTAGTGCCAAGTAGATGGCTTCACGAGTAGCATCTTTGATGTAGTCATCGCCTGTAAACTGTAAGTTATCCCATGCAACTGGATTGTGATTCTCGTCACGCACTTCTTTGCTTACATAGCCATTAATAACAACTTCAAGATTTTTATTCTTAAAATCCTCTGTAATAGAATAGATGTTCCAATAAGTTGCATCAATTCCGTAGCTTGTTTTTACTGCTTTTAATAGTGCCATATTATCCTACCTTCCATGAAGTTCCATCGTGATATACAGGTACACCAACTGCACCGCCACCTGCTACTGCTGCACCAAATGTTGGTGATAAAGCATTAGTTACAAATGAACGTGCGCCAGCAGATCCTGTTGGCAAATTTGCTACTAGATATGTTTGTTGTTTAAGTAATCCATTGACTGTTGTAGTGCTTGTGCCTGTTGTAGAGCCAATAGTAATGTTGGTTGTTGAGCCTGCTGCGCCATTAGTGCCAATATTAACTGCTTTAGTTGAGCCTGATGCAGTAACGCCTGCTTGAATATTAGTAGTTTGTGAGCCTGTGCTTCTACCTAGTGTGATTGCACCTGTAGCACCTGTGCCACCAATTGTTAGTGTGCCTGATGTTTGGTTTGTAGCAATGTTTTGACTGTCTGTGGCTGAACCTGTTAAGTTAAAATTACCTGCTACGGAAAATGAATTACCTGATGTTATTGATACTTGTCTATTAAAAATTACAGATTCTGATGATGTTGCTGCTGGAAAAACTACATCCCCATAAATGTTTGTAATAGTTGGGTTAGCGTAGTCATCACCAACTTCTACATAATTTACGCCGATGTTAATTGTAGAACGTGAGCCACCACTAGAATCTCGTTCATTACCGCCAATTTGAATAGTGTTATTTGTTAAATAATTAGTCTGCCCAACTGAAACATTGGATGCATAACCAATTGTTGATGTTCCAGAAACAAATGATGAATTTGGTAATTGAACTGTTCCTGTTAGTGTAGGCGATGCACTTAATACAACACTACCTGTGCCTGTAGTTGCTACGCTTACAAGGTTTTTACTTGCATCTGTAAATACTGCTTGAGATGCTGTAAGTGCGCTTGGTCTAACTGTTCCATTAATTGTTGTAGTGCTTGTTCCTGTTGCAGAACCAATTGCAATATTTGTTGTTGATGTTGCATTACCAGCGTTACCAATGTTAATTGTTTTTGTTGTAGCTGCTGCCGTTGTTCCTGTGGCAATATTGACTGTTTGTGAGCCTGTGCTTCTGCCAAAAGTTAATGCTCCTGTTCCTGTTGCACCACCTACAGTTACAATAGATGTACCTGTGCCACCAATTTGAACTGTCTGTGCGCCTGTGCTTTGTCCTAAAGTAATTGCGCCTGTAGCACCTGTGCCACCAATTGTAAGTGAACCTGTGGTTTGGGTTGTAGAAATTAAATTGTTAGATGTACCACTACTTGTAAGAGATAATAATCCTGTTGCTGTTAAATTTGTAAATGCGGTACTTGGCGCAGTTATTGTTCCGCCTACATTTAACGCACCTCTATTAGAAGTTTGATAATTACTATCACCAATTGTTACCTGCCCATTAACTTCAACTTCCGATGGCGTTTCATTTTCGCCTTCCATTGTTCCTATTCTAATCAAAGAACCTGTGCTACTTTGTCCAATACCAACAAAGTTTCTAACTCCACTAGCAAAAGTATTTGTAGAAATTGCAGGTTCAGCAGTAGCATTTGCCCCAATACTTATTGACCCTGTTCTTGCAATATTTGTACCAATGTTTAATGTGCCACTTGTTTGAGCAGTACCAATATTAATGTTTTGGGTTGTTGCGTCAATTGTTGCACCACCAGTAATAGTAGGTGCTGTGCTTAATACAACACTACCTGTGCCTGTAGATGCAACTGCACTTGTATTTCCTAATATTGCCTTGCTTGATGGGTATGTACAGAATACATCCTTAGTGCCATCAGAAAAGTTAATCTTAGCAGTAGTGCCTAAACTATTTGACAGCACAGTATCACGAGATAGTGTCGTTCCAGATGCTGTATAAGTGCCAACACCTACTTCAAATTCATTATTGTTAGAGATGCAATAGTAGGTAGTGTTACCATTGCCAATGTCAGCGAATGAA